GTGCCTTCAGGTCCAAACGGGTCAACGATGCTGTAGGAAGCAAAGACACCAGCCAGCATCGATTGGGCTGCGCTGCTGACATTCGTGTGCCAGGTATGACCCCAGACCAAGTGGTTAGGGCTGTTATTGCCAGCGGTATTGGCTACGACCAAGTAATCCGCGAGTTCGACCGCTGGACGCACATCAGCATTCCCAACAGCATGGACACAGCGCCCCGCAAACAGGCTTTAATCATCGATAAGGCTGGTGTTCGTCAGTTTGCATAAACGTAGGTGCAAGCCACCAAGAACGACAGCCATAGCATCCCAAGAATTCCCATCAGCATCCAGTACCCAAGCCGCCTGAGTTGGTAACGCCAGATGCTTGGCGGCATAGGGTCAGCGGCCTTCATGACAGGCTTGGCCTTTGCCACACGCGCTGGACAGTCTCGATTGAACGTAGGCAGTGGTGCCCAGTGCGTCCAGCCATCAACGACTCGCCACGACCCAAGGACTGCAACACCGAGGCGCTTGTCAATCAACAACATCTTAGGTCCGCTGGGTGGCGGGAACTCTTTGACATCGCGCCAGTGGTTGCCGGTGTCCACGGCGGCAGCGTTGTCGTGCGTCAGTTTGTAGTCAGTCATTCGATCTCCTCGATGCGTACTCTGACGCGCACGGCTTCGGCCTTGACATCTTCAAAAAACTCAAAGGCTTGAGACCTTATCAAAGCAGATTTAAGGGTCTTGTAGATGTGCGGATGGCCGTCATTGTTGCTGTAAAAGTTGCGCCCCCTGAGCTTGATGGCCCATGCCTTGATGTCTTTTTTCATTTCTTCTTCCTTGCGTTGATGGCGTCCAGCAGCCCTTGGATGGTGTCAAACTCGTCGCCCGTGTCGAGCAGCTTGAATGTGGCCTTGCCCTTGCCAAACTCGCCAGTCTTCTTGTTGCGGGGCGTGTAAACCTGCTTGGCAATCAGGTTGTCATCGCTGATGTACTGGCGCAGGGCGTGCCCCTCGGCGCTGTAACCGAAGGTGTATTGCAGCGGGATGGCTTGCAGTTCTTCGAGGGTCATGTCAGTGACTTCCACTTGCTCTTAGGCTCGCTGGCCCTCTCCACGTAGAAGTGGATCAGGAAGTTGAACACCTGCGAGTAAGACATGACGATGCCCGTGTCAGCAGCCAGACGGTCGCGTATCTTGTCAATGTCTTGGCTCACGGGGATGGTGACTCGCTTGGTCTTGCAATGATTCATGTGTTCTTCTCCTTGAGTTTGGCTTCGATGGCTTGGGCAACTTCTGTGAAAGACAGCATTGCCGCACCAAGCGGAACACAAGCCTGTTCAACCTCATCATCCGTCAGCCCAACCCATGTGCGCTGTGCTGGCTGCTCTGCCAGTGCAAACATTGCATCAACCTTTGGTGTTTGGTCACGCTCGCAGTACAAGCAAACCGTGTGGTCTTTGTCGATGGCGACACTTGCCACTACCATTTCATCACCCCATTGTGTTTTAACGGGGGCTTGTTGCCATTTGAGTTTCATGTGTTCTCCTTGATTGCATAGTCGTGAAATATCGCCCCCTTGCTTGCGTCACCAACCTTGCAGGACTTGACCCAGACGTTCTTGCCTGTTTTTAGCCTTCTCAGGTGGCCTCTGCGCTCATGCAGTCGGGGTGATGCGTGTGTGCCCCCTTTGGACTCTTGGCGGGGCTTAGATGGCTCAATCCACACCGTTGTCCAGCCGTAGGTTGGCAGCTTGCCTTGCTGTACTTTGCGGCGGTTGGTGAAGCTGTCCCGCATAGATGGGATGTAAGCCTCAATACGCTGATTCATGGCGCTGTACCAGACACCAATCTGCGCCAGCATGATCTCTGCCAATTCCTTGTCTATCGGCTCATCATCACTGACTGCTCCGTAACGGATGTTGTCATCCTCGATGAAGTAGAACATCGCAGGGATGGGGCGCAGCCTTGTGCCGCTTGGCCCCTTCCACATTGACACCGTGATTCCCTCGTTTGGGTCAGTCCCAGCCACCAGCATAAGAACCTCATAGCTCGGGTGGCTGCGAGTCTTTCCTTTCCAAGTGACAAAGCATTTGTCAAATGGTGGGCGATGCGTCATCACAGGCTCAAGATTGGCGTGTTGATGCTCCGAGAACGCCCCGGTCAGATCAAACCATTTGATGTCCAAAATGTCTACACCAGCATCGGCCATCAACTTCATAGAGTCACGAACCAGTTGTGTGGTCATGTGTTCTTCTCCCGTGACTTGGCCTCGATGGCTCGGGCTAATTCGTACCGTGCAAACCTGCTTACAAGTTCATCAATCTCTTCATCCGTCAGCCCAACCCATTGCCGCTTGGGTGCAGACAAGGTTTTCTTGGTGTCGCTGTACTTCACCTTGCACTTGGCGCAGACCCACTCAGGGCCAGCACTGCTGGTGGCATCGTGCCATTGGTGATCACAGGTCATGGCTTCATTCCTCTCAGCATCTCAGCGCGGCAGTCGTTCCAGCCTTGGATGTACTCGGGGTGCTCACCCTCTCTTGTGCCAAAGGCATCGGGCACGGCTGGCTGTGCTGCATCACGCATAGCCACATCAAACCTTAATGCGTCCATAAAGTTTTCCGGTATGGGTGCTGGCTGTGCGGGTGGGGTGGTGTAGAGAGGCTTGTCTTTCATCGCTGCGTATATTTGCTGATCGCTTTGCAGTCCGCTTCTCAATAGGGCTTGCATTGACTCATGGATTTCCCCATACGTCCCCACAGGCTCCTGCACAGTAGGTGCTGGCTGTGCGGGTAGGGTGGTGTAGAGCTTGTCGCCAAGCTGAAGCGATCTCCCGGCAGGCAAAAACTTGATGTGCAAGTCGCGTGAACTTCCTGCGACTTCTGCCACAGGCTCCTGCACAGGTGCTGCAACTGCCGAGGATTCCTCGGTAGCTGGCTCATAGTCCAGCCCCAACTCTCTGGCGTTCTCTGCTTTCTTGTCGAGGGCACGTTGCGCCTCTAAAGCCTTCCACCAGCCAAAGGCGTAAGCTCGTTTCTCGGCCTCTGTTTGGCACTCTGGGGGCAATTCTGGATGCAAAGGCCAAGGCTTGCCGCCGTGAAACGTCTTGACATACACAGGTGCTGGCTGCTTTGGGATACATCCGTGCTTGGTGCAGTAAGACACGGTTTCGCATTCGTTGCAGATCATGATGTCACCCCGTGCATCTCCCAACCCATCAAAAAATACGACCATCGCATCTGAAGCGCCGGGACAGAGTACTTCCCCGTAGCGTTCATGTTGAAGTCAGTGTGTCCCTTGCTGCGCATCAGCGCCTCAAACACGCTTTGTGCTTTGCTCATGACAATTCCTCCCGAGCCATTTCATCGGCCATCTTCGCCCAATACTCTCGGCTGACGCTATCAACCAGGATTCCAACCTGATCGAACTTGCGCTCGACAAGCACTTTGGCTAGCACCATCTTCACATTGGTACTGGCCTCGCCCATAGCCTCAACGATATTGAAGCCATCCATCGGGTCGCACGCCTCGCCGTGCATCAGCAGTTCAGCAGCTCGCGCATCGATTGCAAACTCCAGGCGCTCTGCCCGGTCTTCGTCATCTTGGCGGGCGTGCATCATCATGGTGTTCATGCAGCTCATGCTGACCACCATGCAACCAGCAAACAGGCCATGCCGACACCAATGGCAAAGGCCAAGGCATAACCAGCCAAGCGTTCCCAAAGCGGCTCCTTGCGGCCATAGCCCTGCACCCAGGTGCAGTCTGCAAAGTTTCGGGGGGTTGTGTAGTTCTTCATCATTTCTCCTTAAAAGACCCTTGCGGAATTGCTAGGGCATATGTGCATTGTATAGGATTCTAAACAACAAAGGCGAATTATCAGGCATTATTTTTCAAGGCGATAAAACCACTTGTTGCCTCGGCGCTGACAATCAATGTCAAAGCCGTTTTGCCGGAGTTCGGCCACGATGCTGTTCACGGCGCAGACGTTGGCCTGTTTGATGATGTCCAGGGTGGTGAACTCTCCACCCTGAGACAGCAGATCAAGAACACGCCCCAGGCGTTCGCTCTTTTCAATGCTGGCGGCGTTCATGGTCAAAAGGGAATTTCTGTGTCATCAAAAGCCGCAGGGCGGCGTTCTTGACGCTCTTCTTGTGGCTTTGGATCGTTGATGTACGCCCAGCCATCCCAGCCGCCTTCACGCAGCGGGATGCTGTCCAGCTTGAGCATCTCACCGTTTTTGGTGTTGATGATTGAGCCAATACGCTGATAACGCTTCTTGCGCTCTCCGGATGCGTTTGTGTACTCGCCTGTGATGCACGAGATTTCTTTGCTGATACGGGACATTTTCATTCTCCAATGATTGATTTAAGGGCGGTGACTTTGGCATCAACTTCAGCCAAAAACTTGGTGACTTCATCTTCAGCAATCTTCAGCCATTCGGCATTGCGTTCGACTCGGTGAATAAACAGTTGGGCCTTAACAGGCATCCTGGGGTCAAAGACAACGTAATCGCACCAAGACCGATCAGCGCAGCGCATCTGCCATTGCATCTGGGCGTAATACTTGGCATCGACAGGGTTGCCGCCTTGTGAATGGGTAAGCCAAACCTCAAGGGCTGTGCTGGATGACGGGCATTTAATCTCCACCATGCCATCATCACCCACCAAGCCATCAGGCGAGGCGCCAGCGGCCTCAATCTCAGGGTGAGGTATAAACCCCACCTCCTCAACCATTTGCCCCGTATGCGCCTCATACGCAGCCCGAGCAAAGGGCTCCTGTTCTGTGCCCCAGGCCATTGCTGCATTGCTGAATGACTCGGCCTTGGTCTGCGTGATGCGCTCCAGGACAAGCTGCGTCATGTAATTGGTACGGCTTGCGCTGTAACCCGTCTTTGTCTTGGCAAGCACATCAGCCAATCGGCTGGCCGTGACTTTTCCCAGGCGGTTGGCAAACCATTCGTTTGATCCTTGTTCTTCGTTCATGCTTCCCTCGCTTTCAGCATGGCGTCAGCAGTGTTGTATGCGTCTTGAGCAATGATTTCATCAGGGCTAGTACATGACGAATCTCGCGACAAAAATGCTTGCATGGCCTTGGCTGCAAAGTAGTCGCGCAGGGTCATACCTTCGTGCATTGCGATGGTGTGGCAGGGAAACGCTGTTCCACCTGTGTTATTTTTCATGCTGCTTTCTCCTGTTTGGCACGCTCAACCCGAGCCTTCTTTGCTGCGATGACTTTGGCCTGTAACGCCTGGTTGCTTTCGCAAGCTGCCAGTGCATCTTTGTAGACTTTTGCCAACTCCTCGCTGTTGGCGCTGGCCTCGATTGCAGCCAGATGGTCAGTGATGTCTGGTGTTGGCACGGCTTTGCGTGTGGCTGCGTTTCCGTCATCATCTTCTGGTGCGATGCCGCAAGCTGCCATCAGGCTGTATCGCCTGGCGTATGTCAGGGCGCTGCCGTATCCCTGCGGATCTTGCTTGGCTGCTGGAACGTGCAGCTTGCCGCACTCCAACATCTCGCCTGACTCATGGATAAACACAGTTTCAACGGTGACCCCTGTGGTGTCCTCGCTGGTGCGCTGGACAAGGGCAATGCCAGCCCCGTTCAGTCCTTCAATGACCGCCTCAACGCAAGCCGAAAGGTCTGCGTAACGGCTGCGGAAGTGAGGGTTGGTGCTGCTTTTAAGGGCAGGGCCAAAGGCTTGCTGTGCCTTGACCAGTGCGGTGGCGATGTTCTTCATGCTGTGTACTCCAGTGCTTGTAAGTTGCTGATGCGGTCATTGATTTCTGTGACCGTCTTTTGGTAGTCGGCCATGATCTTTTGCTTTTGCTTTTCCAAAGCTGCAATCTTCTGTGCGCGGGGATCGTATTCATCAGGGATGTGCAGCTCGACTTCTTGTTCACCTACAAAAGTGCGATGTTCGTTGTCATCTACTCTATAAGTCAAGGCGGTGATCTCGGGCTGATCTTGCCAAGAATATTGGCTGTGGTACACGTACAGTGCGGTTTTGACTTTCATGCTATCTCCTAAAAAGACCCTAGCGGGATTGATGGGGCCAAAGCCCCGTGGGTTTTAAATTGAGTATCTTGCTGAGACTGGTATGTAACCGTACTTTTTCCACTCCATCCGGATAAGTGGGCTGTACTGGGTTTTGCTTTTGTCTGCGGCTGCCAAAGCGTCATGAACTTGGGCGCGGACCTTGTAAATTTCACTCTTACTCATGTTTCTATCTCCTAAAAAGACCCTGAGAAGTTCAGGGCATGGTCACATTGTATAGGGTTCTGAACAGTTGGCAGAAGTTTTTGCACTGTTTTTATTAGGACTTTCCCTAATAAGACAGGGCCAAAGCCCCATCTTTATCAAGCCAACAAAAGTGATTCGGCCTCTGATTTCAGTCGATTGCCATTGCCAAACCAAGCATTGTTCATGCGGGTGTCTACGTTATGACCACGCTCATGGTCGATGTATTGAGTCACGGCATTCAGCAAGCCCCATCGTGTGCCGTATACGCCCTGATTGAAAGCGCCGATCCCTGCACCCTCAAACAACTCCAGGACCCTTTTGTAGCCTCTTGACTCCTTGAGCTTTTCGGTTTGCGGGTCGTAGATGGCAGGGAAAAGTTCATTGGTGAAGTCTTTTGCGTATTGCATCGACACACCCTGTCGAGCAAGTGACCTGTATTTGTCCATCATTCCGTCAAAGCCGCCAACAATAATGCCAAGGCGTTCCCGCATCAAGCTGGCATCAAAGTCTGTGCCATGTGTCAACATCACCCGGCTTGGTGCTGTCTCGGTATCAGCTGCCGAAAGGGTGTTATTGCAGACCACTCGAATGCTGGTGAATTGACCGATGGTGGCTGCTGATCCATCAAATGATGTGCTTAGAAGCAAATAACCTTTCACGGCATCATCATTCAGAACCACGGCCTCTTTGTTGACATTTGCCAGTGCCCAGATGCGCTTGCCGCCTTTGATGGCGCCAGCAACTTCAAGAGTAAAGCCAGCCGATTGCACAAGCGTATTGAAGAAGTCGAGAACGTCCGCTGGTTGGTGAATTTTGTATCGGTCAGAAACAACACCAAGTGGAACCTTGTTGTCATTGCGAAAAATTACATTCTTGTTTTCCACTTTTTGCGGTGCAGCAAGACCCTCAGGCCAAAACATGACCGGAGAGACCTGCGCCTCCCAGTCAAGGCCAGCTTCTGTGCGCCACACATCAATGGGTGCATCTTGAGTTAGCTGCTGACCAAGGCCATGCCAAGGAGTTTTGTTTGCGTAGGCAATTTCTGCTTTGCCAGTGATTGCGTTGTTTTCGATTAAGTGAGCCATGATTTTTCCTAAAGTTGAGGCCGAAGCCCCGTGGATTGATTAAGCGTTTGCGAGTTGTTGGATGGTGGGGAGTTTCAAAAAGCAAGCATCAAGGACACCCGCATGTACAACTTGACCGCTTCTGGTTGTGTAGTGCAATTCAACGCTGAAGTGGTTGATTGCCTCCACCGTATAAACAGTTGCATCTGGAAGGTCGGTTGCTACCACCTTGATGCCTTTGTAAAGTTCCTGAGGTTTCATGATTTCTCCAAAAAGACCCTTATGCGAAATTGCTAGGGCATGGTCACATTGTATAGGGTTCTTAACACTACTCAATAAATGATGCAAAATTTTTATAGGGACTTTCCCTAATACGATAACCCACTTTGTTTAGTAAAATGCACCGATGTCAAAAGATGAAGCCATTTCTAGAGCTGGTTCACAAGTTGCACTTGCAAGGTTGCTTGGTGTGACAAGAGGTGCTGTTTGTCAGTGGAAACAGTTACCCAAAGGTCGGCTGTACCAACTGATGGTCATAAAACCTGAGTGGTTTGTGAAGATATAATTTTTTGAAACACGGCTAGGTTGGAAGTCATGAGCCAACCAAAAAGCGTACTCCCCGCCTGCCGAGGTTTCTTTTCAGGGAGTTTTGCGGAGATGCCTTGTGCACTACTACACATTCAACATCGGTGATTACCGAGGTGCAACTGCACACCTTTCAAATGAGGAGGACCTTGCGTATAGAAGGCTCCTTGATATGTATTACGACACAGAGCAAAAAATCCCACTTGATACCCAATGGGTTGCCAGACGAATCCGAGTGGAGGCCTTTGTCATTGTGGATGTTTTAAACGATATGTTTGAAAAACATGAAGATGGTTGGTTTCATGCTCGATGCCATGAAGTGATTGGTCACTATCACGCTATGGCAGAAAAGAACAGGGCAAATGGAAGACTTGGAGGAAGGAAAAAGAACCCAGTGGGTAACCCAGTGGATACCGACTCGGAACCCATCGCTAAGGCAACTAATAACCAAGAACCAATAACCAATAACCAAAGGAATACCAATATATGTCCACCAGATGGTGAACCTGAGATGGAATTGCCTGATTGCAAACATACAGAAGTCATTGGCCTATACCACCAACATTTGCCTACATTGCGGAAGGTTGAAGTCTGGAATGCTGCACGACAAGGTTATTTGAGACAGCGATGGCGAGAGGTTTCGGCAGAACTCTCACAAGGCAAACAGATCCAGGCTGATGATGTTCTCACATGGTGGGCAGATTTTTTCAAGCATGTTGGTCGATCAAAATTCCTGACCGGGAAAGTCAACAGCAAAGATGGTCGTGTATTCACGGCAGACCTTGAGTGGATTCTTAAACCAAGCAACTTCGCAAAAATCGTTGAAGGGAAATATCATGGCGCTCAATAATTTCAGGCAGCAAAACAACGAGCCAGAGGAGCCGAGTCACAATTTATGCAGCATCTTTGGTTGTGGAAAAAGATGGGCTGTGCAAATGGAAGGCTCCAGACCAATGTGTAGCCAGCATCAGTGGGGTGGAAAAATTTTGAAGCCTATGAAAAATATTGCAGATGCTTTGCAGGTCAAAACCATCGCGCAATGGTATGACGATAAAGACGAGATTTATTGATGGACAAACAGCAAGCAAACCAACTTTTGGATAAATTACGTGATGGAAAACAATTTACCTTTGAAGAAATCAGCGCCGCCCTGTTCGCCACTGGTGACCTACATGACCCAATGCGAGGCGCGAGAATGGAAGAGTCGCTACAAAGCAAAAGTAAAGGAGATTGGCAAGCAGAACGCTCAGAACTGGTGGTCGGGTGTAAAAGCAGACATTCTGAGGATTCGTGGCCAGGCTGGAGCCGATACCTTGATTGCAGAAATGAACAGGCAATAACATGAGATACGCAGCAAGAGTTGACTCAAACCAAGCAGCCATCGTTCAGGCACTGAGGGATGCTGGGGCTTTTGTCTGGATTCTTGGCTTACCTGTTGACCTTTTGGTGGGCTACAAGAACCACACGTTTCTGGTTGAAGTTAAAACCACCTCCAAAAAGCGTTTAACGGCGCTTCAACAGGACTTTTTCGAGAAGTGGATAGGTGGGACCCTAGTAAGGGTTGACAGCCCTGAGGCGGCTTTACGAATGATTGGGGTAATCTGATGAATCCTATGATTGACGAAGTAGCAAGAGCGCAGAAGCTGCGCGAGTGTGATGTGTGCAAGCTGCAGACCGAGCCCAAGGGCGGGATCGATGTGCGCCAACGGTGGCACTGCTCACGTTGCTGGATAAAAGCAATGCAAAGGGGCTACAAATGAGACCCGAAGAAGCAGCCGAAACCATCAGGCAAATTGCACCAGCCTACGGTGAAGCCAAAGCACAACGGGTATACCTTGATGAATTTCGGAAATCCAAAAAAGCCCTGTTGATGAAAGACGCACTGAAACTTGGCGTGGAAGCAGCAAACGCTCAGGAGCGTGAAGCCTACGCAGACCCGGCTTACCACCAGTTGCTAAAAGGGCTGGCGCTGGCAGTTGAACAAGAAGAAACCCTCAAGTGGCAACTGGAAGCCGCAAGGCTAGACATTGAAATCTGGCGCACACGTGAAGCCACCAACCGAATGCAAGACAGGGCACACCAATGATCTCAAAACACACTTATGTCAGAAGCAAAAAGCTGCTTAAATTGGTGGCAAGCCTCGACTGTCAGTTATGCGGCTCAGGTGTATGCGTTCAAGCAGCACACACCAATTGGGGTGGCGGCAAAGGCAGGGGCATCAAGGCTGATGACAATCTCACTGCGGCGCTGTGCATGAGTTGCCATCACGACATTGACCAGGGAGCCAAGTTGTCTAAGTCCGAAAGACAATCAGCTTGGAGGGTGGCACACCATAAAACAGTGCGATTGTTAGTAGACACAAACCAATGGCCTGTTGACATTCCTATACCTGAAATAGCACAATGCTAGTGCTGACAGTTGCCAGCCTTGGGGCTTCGGCCCCTTTTTTTAAGGACACCATGCAAACACACAATCCAGCTGATCAAGTTGTTCGATGGGACATTTCTTTGCTTACTCCGTATGCAAGAAACAGTCGCTCTCATTCAGATCAGCAGATAAACCAAATTGCGGCCAGCATCAAGGAATGGGGCTGGACTACACCAGTCTTGATTGATGAGGATGGCGGAATCATTGCAGGCCATGGCAGAGTACTTGCAGCCCAAAAGCTTAAAATTAATTTAGTGCCAGTCATAGTTGCCAAGGGCTGGAGTGAATCAAAGAAACGTGCCTACGTCATTGCCGATAACAAACTGGCCATGAACGCCAGCTGGGATGAGGAAATGCTCCGGCTTGAGTTGGCTGAGTTGGATGTTGCAGGCTTTAACCTGGAGTTGACAGGCTTTACTGGTGATGATCTTACTCAAGCCATGTTCGGAAACGAAGCCCTTGATGTAACTCCTGAAAGCAGCTCACAAGAGATTGACGTAGACGATTACAAAATGGGCCATCAATGCCCTAAGTGCGGATTTGAATTTGATGAAAAAACCTGACTGCGCATGGAATCTAAAAGACCTTGAAGCCGTACCAAAAAACGGTCTTAAGGTGATGAGTACCTTTGCCTGTGGCGGTGGCTCTAGCATGGGCTACAAAAGGGCAGGATGCGAAGTCATTGCAGCCAACGACATCGACCCCGAGATGGCGTGGCATTACAAACTGAACATCAATCCAAAGCACTACTTTTTATGTCCGATTGGTGATTTGCTTAATAAGGAATTGCCAAAAGAACTGTACAACCTTGACATTCTGGACGGATCACCACCTTGCAGCACGTTCAGCATGGCCGGTAGCCGAGAAAAAGCATGGGGCAAGGAAAAGCATTTCAGGGAAGGGCAAGCCAAGCAAGTGCTGTCTGACCTGTTCTTTGATTACCTCGACCTAGTGGGCAAGCTCAAGCCCAAAGTGGCCATTGCCGAAAACGTCAAAGGGATGCTGATCGGCAACGCCAAAGGCTACACCAAGATGGTGATGGCCAGATTCAAAGAGTTGGGCTACAGGCCGCAACTGTTTTTGCTCAATGGCGCTGATTGCGGTGTACCTCAGAGACGAGAACGGGTTTTTTTTGTGGCCATTCGTGATGACATCAAAACACAGCCTTTAAAACTGGCTCCTAAGCATCGGTGGATAAGTGTGGGTGAAGCCTGTGAAGATTTGCAAAACTTAAATCCAAATGAAAAAATTGATACAGCACCAGCTCCAAATGATTTGAAATGCTGGCCATACACTCAACCAGGGGATACTTTTGCAAAGTTTTTGAAAAAAACAGAAAACAGAGTTTCATGTTTTAACAACATCAGATTGGATTCAAAAACACCATCAAATACATTGCCAGCAAATGATGGAGTTATTACACATTGGAATGAATGTCGTAAATTAACTTACCGAGAATGGAAGCGTCTTGGTTCTTTTCCAGATGATTATCAAGCCAAATCAGACAAAATTGGAAAGTACATGATCGGTATGAGTGTTCCACCTAAGATGACTGAACAAGTAGCCCGTGCAGTGATTGACCAATGGCTTTTGCCAAAGGATGAATGATGACTAAGATTGAAAAACCCGTTCTAAAAAAGCAAGATGCCAGAAAATCAAACGGCGGCGCACGTGAAAACGCTGGCCGACCAGCCTTTGAGCCAACGGATGCCGAGCGCAAACAGGTTGAAGCCTTCAGTGGTTATGGCTTACCAATTGACCAGATTGGCGCACTGGTTCGCAATGGGATTAGCGTTGATACCCTGCGAGCCCACTTTGCCAGCGAGCTTCAATCAGGCAAGGCCAAAGCCAATGCCCAGGTCGGCAAGACGCTGTTCCAGAAAGCCATGGGCGGCGACACCACAGCCATGATTTGGTGGAGCAAGTCCCAGATGCGCTGGGCCGAAACCCAAAAGCACGAACTCACGGGCGCAGATGGCGCTCCCCTGGAGTTTGCCAAGATTGAACGGGTAATCGTCAAGAATGGGTAAGACCCTGCAAATCCAGACACCAGAGTGGGCTTTGCCTTTGTTGGAAGCCAGCCGCTACAAAGGCGCATGGGGTGGCCGTGGCTCTGGCAAGTCACACATGTTTGCCGAGTTGATGATTGAGATGCACATCATGGACCAGAAGAGGCGCAGCGTTTGCGTCCGTGAGATACAGAAATCCCTGAACCAATCGGTAAAGCGGTTGCTGGAGACCAAGATTGAGGCCATGAATGCCGGGGCCTACTTTGAAGTCCAGGATTCGGTCATCAAGTCTAAGAAGGGCGATGGCGCCATCATCTTTCAAGGTATGCAGAATCACACCGCCGACTCGATCAAGTCGCTAGAAGGCTACGACTGCGCCTGGGTGGAAGAAGCCCAAAGCCTGAGTCAGTCCAGCCTTGACCTGCTACGGCCAACAATCCGCAAGCCTGACAGCGAACTATGGTTCACATGGAACCCCAGACAGCAGAGCGACCCGGTGGATTTCCTATTGCGTGGCCCAGAGCCACCCGTTGATGCCAAGGTTATCAAGGTGAACTTTGGTGACAACCCGTGGTTTCCGCAAGTCCTTAAAGACGAAATGGAGTACGACAAGCGGCGTGACCCTGACAAATACCAGCACGTTTGGATGGGCCAGTACCTGCGGAACAGCAACGCCAGGGTGTTTAAGAACTGGAAGATCGATGACTTTGAAGCACCGCCAGATGCCATCCACCGACTCGGCGCCGATTGGGGCTTTTCGATTGATCCGACTGTGCTGGTGCGCTGCCACATCATTGGGCGCACACTCTACATTGACTACGAAGCCTATATGGTGGGGTGTGAAATCATCAACACACCCGAGTTGTTCATGCAGATACCCGAGAGCGAACGCTGGCCCATCGTGGCAGATTCAGCCAGGCCTGAGACCATCAGCCACATGAAGCGCAACGGATTCCCCAAGATCATGACCGCAGTCAAGGGGCCAAAGTCGGTAGAGGAAGGCATCGAGTTCTTGAAGAACTACGACATCGTGGTGCATCCAAGGTGCATACACACCATTGACGAACTGAGCCTCTACAGCTACAAGTCAGACCCCCTGACGGGTAGAATCCTGCCCGTGCTGGAGGACAAGAAGAACCATGTGATCGATGCGCTGCGATATGCTTGCGAGGGTGTCAGGCGTGCAACAGTGACCAAGACGATCAACTTCACGCCATTGCCGACCATGAACAAATGGTAGAAAATCGGGTTAACCAAGGACAATCATGGCAAGAATCTCAAACGACCAGCGGCTCACGAATCTACACACCGAAGCCCTGCGCCAGTTCAACGACATCCAGACTGCGCTGCGTGACGAGCGCCTTCAGTGCTTGCAAGACAGGCGGTTCTATTCCCTGTGTGGCGCTCAGTGGGAAGGCCCACTGTGGGATCAGTACGAGAACAAGCCCAAGTTTGAGGTCAACAAGATCATGTTGGCGGTCATTCGCATCGTCAACGAATACCGCAATAACCGCATCACCGTGGACTATGTGTCCAAGGATGGCACAGACAACGCAAAACTTGCTGAGGTCTGTGATGGTCTGTACCGTGCTGACGAACAGGCATCGGTCGCTGATGAAGCCTACGACAATGCTTTTGAAGAAGCGGTAGGCGGCGGCATTGGCGCATGGCGGCTGCGTACCGTCTACGAAGATGAAGAAAATGATGAGGATGACCGCCAGCGGATCCGCATGGAACCCATCTTTGATGCTGACAGCTCGGTGTTCTTTGACCTGAACGCCAAGCGCCAAGACAAGTCGGATGCCAAGTACGCCTTTGTGGTCACCAGCATGACCCGCGAGAGCTACAAAGAAACCTACAACGATGACCCAACGGATTGGCCCAAGATCATCCATCAGTACGAGTTTGATTGGGCAACGCCTGATGTCGTGTTCGTGGCTGAGTACTACAAGGTTGAGGAAAAGACCGAGACCATCCGCATCTTTGAGGCTATTGACGGGACTGAGGAACGCTACACAGCCAAAGACTTTGAGAACGATGAGACGCTTGAAGAAACCCTGATGGCCATCGGCACACGGGAAGTCAGGCAAAAGCGTGTCAAGCGTATGCGCGTTCGCAAATACATCATGTCGGGCGGCAGGGTGCTTGAGGATGCTGGTTATATCGCTGGCAAGTGCATCCCCATTGTTGTGGTGTACGGCAAACGCTGGTTTGTGGACAACATCGAACGCTGCATGGGCGCCGTCAGATTGGCGAAAGATGCCCAACGCCTGAAGAACATGCAACTGTCCAAGCTGGGCGAAATCTCAGCCCTGTCCAGCATCGAAAAGCCCATCATGACCCCCGAGCAAGTGGCTGGTCACCAGCTTATGTGGGCAGAGGACAACTTAAGGGATTACCCTTACCTGCTGATTAATCCAATCACCGGGCCTGATGGCAACACCCAAGCGGCTGGCCCATTGGCTTACACCAAGTCGGCTGCAATCCCTCCAGCGATGGCTGCGCTGTTGCAGATCACTGAGCAGGATATGCAAGACATCCTGGGTAACCCACAGGGCGCTGACAAGATGGTGTCGGGCGTGTCTGGCAAAGCCGTGGAGATGATCCAGACCCGTGTTGACATGCAGACTTTCATTTACATGAGCAACTTTGCCAAGGGCATGAAGCGCTGCGGTGAAATCTGGTTGAGCATGGCCAAAGAGATTTACGTTGAAGACAAGCGCAAGATGAAAACAATTGCACCAACTGGTGAGTCAAGCATGGTTGAGCTCATGAAGCCCATGATCGACACCGAGACAGGTGCGATGGTCATGGAGAACGATCTCAGCGCAGCCACCTTTGATGTGGTTGCCGAGGTTGGCCCATCCAGCAGCAGCAAGCGTGCAGCCACTGTTAGGGCGTTGACCGGGATGCTTCAGATCACTACCGACCCTGAGACAGCGCAAGTGCTGACCGCAATGGCCATGATGAACATGGAGGGCGAGGGCGTGAGTGATGCAAATGCTTACTTCCGTAAGAAGTTGCTCCGCATGGGTGTCGTACAGCCCACCGATGACGAAGCCCAAGAACTCATGGCCGAGATGCAAGGCAAGCCGCAAGACCCGAACGCCATGTACCTCCAGGCAGCAGCAGAGGGTGAACTGGCTAAAGCAGCGAAAGCCCGTGCTGACACCGTGGAGACTGTGGCAAGCGCCGAGTTGAAACGTGCTCAGACGCTGGAAACATTGGGCAAAGTTGACGAAACTGCACAAAACATGGCCATGACAAACGCCCAGGCAGTGCAAGAGATATTGCAGGGGCAGATTGTCCAGCCAGTTGCGAACCAATAAAAAACAAGCGAGAATGTATTAACGGATGCCACCCACCGTTTTAATGGGTGAGTTTAATGGGGTCAAAAGATGAACGAAAAGGCAGTAATTGAAGACGATGAAACCTTTGTCGAGGAAGATGTCGAGGAAGTCACAGAAATTGTTGATGACCAAGATGAACCCGAGGAAGTTGTCGTTAGCATTGGAGAGGAAGCGCCGCCTCTCGAAGAGCACACTCCAGCACCTGAATGGGT